TCAGGTACTTTTAATAATCTATACGCGATTAGTACGGTTGATCGTAATCCAAATATTGATTTAAAATCAGCTGGTATTCAGCGTGATGTTTCAGGCACACCAGTAATTCCTTCTCCAGGTATAACATATCCTGAAGGAAGTCCACCCGATGCTAATACTCATGTTACTGCAGTTTTATCAGATACACAAACTGTAGCATTAATCACAGATTTAATTCAGCCTCATTTAGCAACAGTTTTAAATGTCGCTGATTATGAAGTTAATGCTCCGTTCTCAGGAACAGCATCTCCAGTTAATTTAAGTACTGCATTAACAGACGCGTTTGATATTTCAGATATTGAAATTGGTAGAATTGCTGGATTTACAAATATTAATCCTGGTAAAGGATATAACTTTGATATATTTGCAGTAGCTAAAGACGACCTTATTTCAAAGTTTAATAAAAAGAATCAGATTATTCGTTTAGTTAATGCTCCTGATGTTTCGTTTTTTGAAGTCGGAGAAGTTATTACAGAAAACGGTACAAGCGCAACCGGTTCTGTTTTAAGTAAAGACGATTCAGCTGGTACTATTACAGTCGTACCTAATACATGGAACGGGTTTAATGGTACAAGTAATATTATTAGAGCTAACGGTGATTCTTATTCTGTAGCTGGTGTTTCTCTTGATTATGCTAATCCAGATAAGTTTGGAGATAATGCAATAATTGATGCTAATGTAGATTACGAAACAGGTTATATCGAATCAGTAGCTATTAATAACTCAGGTTTCTCATATATTGATGGCACTTCAGGAACTCTTGTTGATCCTACTGATCCAACTCGTGAATTAGCTTTTGGTACTATCGTTGCAGATACTCAAGGTAAAAACAAAGGTTATTGGAAAGATTATAGTTCACACATTGATGGTTATATTTTAAACAGTCAAGAAACTTCTAATAACGAAATCATTACTCAATCATTTGCAAATGCAATATCGAATATCGTTGTTGGTGTTGATGCTAATACAGGTATTGCTGGTTTAACCGGTGACTTTGAAACATGGGTTACTTCAAATGCTCCTGATGGATATCAATACGCTGATTTAGATGCTGATGGAGATGTTGATACTTACGATGTTGAGCAATTTACATTAATAGCAAATGGTCTTGAACCTGCAAATGCAGATTTGAGAACAAGATTTAACAATATTATTCACCCAAGTCTAAAAGAACAGTCTTGGTATAACAGTGTAGAGAATGTTATTTGGGAAGTAGATGGAACAAATACAGAATACGACTTAACTTATTCTTCTGCAGGTATGAGAATACAAGATAGTAATTTCTATCAAGAGTATTCATACCAAATTAAATCTACACTTGATAAGAGTAGATACGAAAAATTACTTAAAGAAAATGTTCACCTTGCCGGTACTAAAATGTTTGGTGATTTCATTTACAAATACGAAAATACCGGTACAACAAAACAAAGATTCATCAGGTTCTTTAACGATGATGGATATGGTTCGGCTTTAGATATTGCTAACACAGATACACTTGAAGCTTCAGTAACAAACTTTACTGTAGACAGTACATATGTTACAGCAGATCACGAACCAGTATAATAAATATTTAAATTAGAATTTAGAGGAAATGCTATGGCCAAGCAAACAATAGGAATCGGCGCAAGTGCTAATGATGGATCAGGTGATCCGATTAGAATTGCTTTCGATAAAGTCAACGATAACTTTAACGAGTTATATAATAACGGTGGTACCACCGGTAATACGCTTATAGATTTATTTGATAGTAACGGAAACTTAGATCTATCAAATAAAGCTCATAAAATTAGTTTCTTATATAATACAGAAGCTCTACTAAAAAGTGTAGCTGCAGGTAGTTATCATGGTGCAATCGGCCACGCTCATGATACCGGTTCTCTGTATTACGCTCACGGTGATTGGCGCAAACTTCTTTCTGATAATTCTAATAATGATATTACAAACTATGTTGATCCTCTCAGCAAACATGTTTACTTAAATAATATTTCTAATTCAGAAACTGAAGATTATGTTTTAGCAACAAACGCTGATGGAACATATACATGGGTTGAAAACGCAGGCGGCGGAGGCGGTGGCGGCTCTAATAGTTCTTATGAAGATTCTGATGTTGATACTCATTTAAATGTTTCAGGTGCAAATTCAAACGAAGTATTACAATGGTCTGGTTCTGATTATACATGGACTGCATTACCAAGTGGTGGTGGCGGAGGTTTATCCAATACTGAAATCGG